ACCCTTTCCTTCGCGGGGTATGGGCTGGTGTCAAATCCAGGTCCGGTCCTTCTGTCAATATCGATACGGCGTTGCAGACTACGACGGTACTTGCCTGCACACGAGTTCTGGCGGAAGGCTGCGGCCAGCTTCCAGCGGACGTTTACACCATCGACCAGACGGGCCGGAAGCGGACGCCGGACTATGGCGACGTCTACCGACTACTTGCGCTGCGCCCGAATGAGTGGATGACGCCATTCGAGTTCCGCGAAACGCTGACGATGCACGCCGTTCTGACGCACGGCGGCTTCGCTTACATCGGTCGCGGGCTGAAAGACGTGCCGGTCGAACTGATCCCGCTTGTGCCAGGCAATGTCGAGGTGTGCCAAACGGCTGATTGGAAGCTGTCCATCCGCTACACCGACGCCAAAGGCACCATGGAACTGCCGTGGAAGGACGTTCTGCACATTCGCGGGCCATCTTGGAACGGGTTTCGAGGGCTTGAAGCCCTTCGCCTCGCCCGGGAAGCCATCGGCCTGTCTATCGCTACGGAGGCGACACACGCAGCCCTGCACAAGAACGGCGCGCAGCCGGGCGGCATTCTCACCGTCAAGGGAAGGATCGACAAACCTGCCCGGGAGCGTCTGAAAGAGGCGTGGGAAACGCTTCACGGCGACATTTACAGCCGGTTCAAGACCGCGGTTCTCGACGTTGACGCCACCTGGACGCCGCTCAGCATGAAGGGTGTCGACGCCGAGCACATTGCAACGCGCGAACATCAAATCGATGAAATCTGCCGCGCGATGCGCGTGTTTCCTCAAATGGTGATGCACACTCACAAGACTCAGACGTTTGCCAGCGCGGAATCGTTCTTCCAAGCGCACGTTACCCACTCCTTGATGCCCTGGTTGGTGCGTTGGGAGCAGGCGCTTCACCGCGATCTGTTGAACTGCGCGCCCGATAAGCGCGTCAAACTGAATGCGAATGCACTTTTGCGCGGTGATGCGACGCAGCGAGCGGGTTTTTACGAAAAAGCGCTGGGCGGTGCACGTCCCGAAACCGCCTACATGGTGAAAAACGAGGTCCGCGCGCTGGAGGATCTCGATCCGATCGAAGGTGGCGACAGCTTTCCAGCGCCGGCCGCTCCCACGAAAGACGGCACAGTTAGCGGCTCCGGCAATTAGAAGGACTAAACCGATGCTCCCCATCTTCGAGCGCAAGGAAGATTCCGCGCTTCTCGCCCACGATGCGTTCAATTGCGAGTTCAAATTCGCAAGTAACGGTGGCGCGGACGGCGTGTTCGAAGGATATGCCTCGGTTTTCAACGTCGAGGACCGCGGCGCGGACATCGTCAAGCCCGGCGCGTTCGCCGCATCGCTGAAGAGCCGGCCAGCCGCCCAGGTCAAGATGCTCTATCAGCATGAAGCCCGCTCGCCCCTCGGCGTGTGGGACGAAATGGCCGAGGACTCCAAAGGCCTGCACGTCAAAGGGCACCTTCTGCTCGATTTGCAGCAGGCGAAAGAAGCCTACATTCTGATGAAGGAAGGTGTCCTGTCTGCGATGTCCATTGGATTTCGCACGATCAAGGACTTGATCGACCGCTCCTCCGGTGTTCGGCAACTTCTGGAAGTCGATCTTTGGGAGGTGTCAATCGTGACCTTCCCGATGCTGCCCGCCGCGACCGTGACGGCCGTGAAGGGCAATCCCATCCTCCCCGACGCGAGAGCGATGGAACAAGCCTATCGTGACGGTGGGCTCTCAGTCAGCGAAGCGAAAATCGCCGTGGCTGTGACGAAGAAAATGGTGCTCCGCGATGGAGTACGGATCGAGCCACCGCGCTGTGACGGCGCGGCTGACGCGCTCAAATCCATCCGCAAGGCGGCAGCCTTGTTCACCGACAACTGAGGATCACCACTATGACTTTGCATGTGAAAAGCGCTGCATTGGCGGGCGCTGCGCGCCTTCGCCTGGAGCGCAAGGACGACACCGGCTCTGTTCTGGAAATCAAGAAGTCCTTCGATGACTTCATGCGGGGCTTCGAAACCTTCAAGACGAAGAACGACGAGGCGCTGGCCGAACTCAAGAAGCGCGGCACGCAGGACGTCGTGACGAAGGAAGAACTCGACAAGCTGAACAACAGCCTGAACGAGATTAAGGCGGACATCAACGCCGAGCTTGCCAAGCTGAAGCGGCCTGCCGCGATTCTCGACAGCAAGGGCAAGCCGATCACGCCGGAGATGCAGGAATACACGCGCAGGTTCGAAGAATACGTGCGTGGCGGTTACGGCGAGACCAAGGGCACCGCCGAGTTCCGCGAACTGGTCGAGTTGCAGAAGAAAGCGATGAACATCGCCACCGACACGGATGGCGGGTTCCTCGCACGCCCCGAAATGGAAACGGCTATCGACGCGACCGTGAAGTTGGTTTCGCCGATCCGGGACATTGCGACGGTCAGGACCATCGGCGGTGTCAGCTACAAGAAGCTGGTGAGCGTCCACGGCACTGCTTCGGGGTGGGTTGGCGAGCAGGACTCGCGGCCGCAGACCCAGGCGCCGCAGCTCAAGGAAGTCGATTTTCCGGCAATGGAACTCTACGCCATGCCGGCCGCCACTTCCGACCTGCTCGATGATAGCTTCGTGAACATCGACCAGTGGCTTGCCGACGAGGTGTCGCTGGAGTTCGCGACCCAAGAAGGTGCCGCGTTCGTGTTGGGCAACGGCACAAAGAAGCCGTTTGGCTTCCTCGCTTACCCGACCGTGGCCAATGCGAGCTATTCATGGGGCAACGTTGGATATGTCCCGACCACCGCCACGGGAGCATTCGCATCGACCAATCCGGCGGACGCGCTGGTGGATCTGTTCCACTCGCTCAAGACGGCGTATCGCAAGAACGGTTTGTTCCTGATGAACAACACCACGCTCGGCGCAACGCGCAAGCTGAAGGACGGCCAGGGCAATTACCTGGTTCACACCAAGCTCACCATCAGCTCCACCGACGGCGGAATGGTCGAGTCGATCATGGGCAAGCCCGTGCTCGAAGTGCCGGACATGCCCGATCCGGCGGCCAACTCGCTCTCGATTGCGTTCGGTGACTTCAAGCGGGCCTATCTGATCGTGGACCGTGCGGGCATCCGCGTGCTCCGCGATCCGTACTCGGCCAAGCCGTACGTGCTGTTCTACACGACCAAGCGTGTGGGCGGCGGCATTCAGAACTACGAAGCCCTCAAGCTTCTCAAGTTCGCCGTTTCGTAACGGCCGCGCTCCACGCGCATGCCTCCTGCCTGGCCGCGTGAAGGGACGCGGTCAGGCGCTTTCTTCTCTTCGAAAAAGGACCAAGAACATGCGGGATCTCGCATCCAAAATTGCACCTGTCGTGGCGATCGGCCCGATTACGCTGGCGGCCGACGCCAATTCTGGCAATCTCGACCTCCAGGGCTTCGACTCGGCGGTGTTTAACATCGGTGTCGGCATCGGCGGCATCACCTTCGACACCACGAACAAGGTCGAATTCGTTTTGCAGCATGCCGACGACGACGGCACCGGCAATCCCGGGTCTTACAGCAACGTCGCTGCGACTGACATCAACGGGGCGGGCGCGCCTGGCACCGTCACCGCCGGCATCGTCAAATCGTTGATCGCGGCGCACGCCGCCGCTGACGTGACCGAAATCGGCTACGTCGGCGGTAAGCGCTTCGTCAAGATCACGGCTGACTTTTCTGGCACGCACGGCACAGGAACTCCGATCTGCGTGATGCTGGAAAAAGGCCACCCGCGCAACGCGCCGGTGTAAAGCCAGCACCGATAGTGGAGTTAGTGTGGGCGGTCGCCGTCGTGGTCGCCCACAATTGCCGTTATCAGAAGGAATCCGAGAATGCAGACGACAAAAATTACGATGCTCATGGACGCCAAAGGCGCTCCGGCCGGTCACACAGTCGTGAACTACACCAAAGATGAATCGTACGATGTGCCGAAGGATCTGGCTGACGAATTCATCCTGGCGAAGATGGCAAAGCTCGCGGACGCCAAGGGCAAGCCGGAGCAGGGCTCAAAGAAGAGCGG